GAAGGAACCCCATGAACAACCTCAAGCACCTGCGGGCGGCCGGTGTGCCAGATCACTATCACTCGGCCGCCATTGCCGCCCTGGAGGGCGCCCGCGAGCGCGCGCAGGGCCTCACCTGGGCCAAGTGGCGCGTGCGCCTGTTCAAGGCGGGCAAGATCGCCCAGCTGCTGCCCTGGGCGGCTGAGCGCCTGGTGGACGTGCGCCCCGACCTGGCCGATTGGGACATTGCGCCCATGGTCAACATCACCGCGCACGGCGATAACGTTCCGTGGGTGGAGACACCCGAGGGCGGGCGCCCCGCGCCGGGCCAATGGCTGGACCCTGCAGACGCGCAGGCCGTGGCGGCTAACTACTGGCTGCCAGGCACACACCCGCGCAGCCCGGAGAGCCGCAAGGCCTGGTACAGGCGCAATGCGGGCGAGTACCGCGCTTGGCGCCTGGGCGTGCCGGTGGATCTTTCCAAAGGCGTGCAGGTCTGGCGCGGTGGAGGCGCCAACGTCTACCGCTGCGGCGATGCGTGGCAGCTGATCGCCCAGGGCAAGTTCCTCTACATCCCCATCGTGGTCCGCATCGGCTACGAAATCAGCAACCTCTGGCGCGAGTCGGACGGTGCGCAACTGTGGTTCCCGATTCCAGGCGCAGACCTGCGGGCGCCGGTTACTTGGTCTGTTTTGCCTGGGAGGGCCTGATGAACGATGAAAACCTGCAGCAAATCCACGACGAACTGGCAGAAGGAGACAAGCGCATGGACTCCCTCACCGATGAAGTGACAGCGATCAAGCTGGAGCAAGCGCAGTTCCGGGTAGAGCTTGCCGAGAACACCAACGCCACCAAACGCATCGAGGCCAACACAGCGGAAATGCTGGATGTGTTCGAGAGCTGGAAGGGCGCGATGAAGGTGCTGACATGGATCGGCAAGGCGGCCAAGCCCCTGGGCTACCTGGTCGGCCTTGGGGCGTCCATGGCTGCATTCTGGGCGGCCCTCAAGGGCGGAGTGAGCCCGAAATGACGCCGCGCCAAAGACTCGCCGCCAAGATCGGCGGCGGTGCGCTTGCGCTCGCGCTCCCTTTGGTGGCGCACTTTGAGGGTACGGTGTACCGCACCTACCGCGACCCCATCGGAATTTTGACGAGTTGCACCGGCCACACCGGGCCGGAGTTGCGCATGGGGCAGACCTTCACCAAGGAGGAATGCGACGCGCAACTGAAGGGCGACCTGCTCAAGCACACCGAGGCCATCGACTGTGTAAAGCGCCCGCTGACTGATGGTCAAAAGGCCGCTTTCCTGTCGTTCGCCTTCAACGTGGGCAACGGTGCATTCTGCGGCTCGACCCTGGTGCGCAAGGCAAACGCCGGAGACATGGCCGGGGCCTGCGCCGAGTTGTCCCGCTGGACGCTAGCTGGCGGGCAGGAGTTGCCCGGCCTGGTTCGTCGCCGCGCTGCAGAGCGGGCCGTGTGCGAGGGGAAATCATGATCGCCGGCCTCTACACCTTCGTCGCCACCGCCCTGGTGGCTGTGGCCATCGGCTTCACCGGCGGCTGGAAAACCCAAGGATGGCGCTGGGACGCAGCAGAAAAACAGCGCATCGAGCAGGAGGCGCGCGAGCGCTCCAGGCTTCTGGACCGCGCCCATGCATCCAGCGGCGCATTTGAAGAAAAGAGGACCGCCAATGAAACCAAATACCGCACTGTCACTGTCACGGTCAAAGAGTTTATTGACCGCCCTGTGTATCTCAATCAGTGCATGGATGCTGACGGGTTGCGCGTCCTCAACGAGCAAATCTCCGGCAATCCCAATCCCGGCAAACTTGGACTCAAGCTGCCCAGCCCTTGAGCGGCTGACCGGCGTCACCGGGCGGGAAGTTCTGCCATGGGCAACGCTCACGGTGCGCATGTACTACGACTGCCAGGCCAAGGTTGATGCGCTGCGGGAGGCGTGGCCGAAGTAGCGCTCAGGCCGCGGGCATCTTGTCAAAGTCCGCCAGCGGCATTTCGGTGCCGTCATGCGCGACAAGTACGCCGGCCGTCGTGGCTGATACTTCTACCGGCCTGTCGTTGAACTTTCCCACCTCGGGCGCGTAGCCCGGCATTGAGACACCGCCATAGAGCTGAGTCAGCCGCAGGTCATCGGCCTGTTGCTGGGTCAGGATCAGCTTCTGCGGTGACTTGCCAGGGTGCTTGATCCAGTGCACGCGGAATGCGTTGGACACTCGGCGGTGCAGTTCGGCCATGCCGGGGTGATGGGGAGGGAGGTCAACGATGTTTTGGGCTGCCATGGGCGAGGATTGTCCACCGTCTGGGGTCAGCCTTTGGTCTTCTGTTTCGCCGCGCCCAGCTTCTCTAGCACATGCTTTGGCTGGATGTGGGTGTAGCGTTTGAGCGATTCCCAGCTGGTGTGCCCTGAGATCAGCGACACCTCGGGGATGGTCAGCCCGGCCTCAAAGAGTCGGCTGATGCCCTCATGCCGCAGGTCGTGCAGCGTAATGTCCTCCAGCTCCAGGAACTTGGCTGCGCGCTGAAATGTCGCGCTGACCGAGGCGCCCCGATACGGGAAGATGCGGCCCTTGGTGCGCGGCAGGCCCGCCAGGATCTTCTGCGCCGCTGGAGGGACGGGCACGATTTCATCGCGGGGCATGGTCGGGTGTTTGGTGTCGCGCAGCAGCAGGGTCTGGGTTTCTGTGTTGTAGTCCTCCCACATGGCCGTCATGACTTCCTCACGGCGGCGGGGTAGGGCAACCAGAAACCGCAGGATGGTGGGCACTGGGATGACGGTTGCCTCCAGCTTGCGCCACCACGCCTCGATCTGGTCCAGCTCTGCGCCGTAGGTGATCCATGGCGTTCGTGATGACCGACATATCCAGCGGGATGCCGTGGGCGACGGGGGCGGCCCGATAGGCTGCGCGAACGGCCATCATGTGGTTGAGCAGGGTGGCAGGGGATCTGCCGGGCGCGTGCTGAACCGCCCAGTCGATGAAGTCGGCCGATGTGATGGACTCCACCGGCTTTTCGGTGAAGGGGTATGCCTTGATGTTCTTGAAACGGTGCTCGATGGCCGCGTGTTCGCGCCCGATTTTCTTGAGCATCTTCACATGGGTGTCCATCAGAACGGCCAGCGTCACCTGTCCCTGCTTGCGTGCCGTCACGCCATCTTTTGCGATCCGCTTTTCCAAAGCCATGCCCCACGCCTTCGCCTGGGCATGGGTATCAAACGTGGCACTCTCCTGGTGGACAATGACCCCGCCCTCCTTGATTCGGACCTGGGCCTGGTGGCGGCCGTTGCGGAGACGGATGGTTGGCATGGCGGTGTGACAGAGTGGTTTTGGCACACCGATTGTCACACCGGATGGTGCTTTAGTGTGCCAAATGATGCAGATGTACGCCGCTTGTCACACCGATGAATGCTTGGAAAGTGTTGATTTATAACGGAAAGTGCCCGTACATGCCAAATGGTTCCGCGCTGTCATGGAAATTATAGGTTCGACCTATCTCCCTCTGTAGCGAGGCATCTGTCACACCGATTGGCACACCGGTGTGACAGAAAATCAAACGGCCTGCATCTTACGATGCTGTGCCTTGGCATTGGCGGCTCGCTCGCTCACCCATTTCTCCAAATCGTCCTTGAGCACATACAGCGGGCCCTTGCGGGTGCCGCCAATGCGGAATGCGGGGACGGGCAGGGTGTTGGTGGCGGCTTTGCGCTGTGCAATGCGCGGCGTGATGTTGAACACCGGCTTGGCGATCTCGGCCAGCGGCAGCATGTTTTCGCCCAGGATGTTGGTCGTGTCGGTCATTTTTGGTCCTCACCTTGTGGGTTATGGTTTTGGCGGTACTCCCGCAGCGCACGATAGATCGTCGGCCAGCCGTACAACTCGCGCACCAGTTTCCATGCCGCCCAGTGCAGGCCGAGCAGCAGCAACGCCGTGGTCAAAGCCGCGCCGATGCCCCACATCAGCAGGGTCCACCATGACGCAATGTCTTGAATGATTTGCGGCACGGTCATTTGTGATCCCCTTGGTGGGTGGCGCGCGAGCCTTTGTATTCAACGATGTTCATGCGGTAAGCGATCTGCAGCAGGATGGCGTGAGCGCCCCATCCCAAAATGAACCCCATGACGATAAACCACAGAGCCTCAGCCTTGCTCATGGCTTGACCTCCCGCTGGGCGGCCAGGGCGGCATCAATAGCCATGTCCAAGGCATCGCCCATCAGTGGGTCGCCAATGCCATCAATCACGCTCCAGTGCTGCCCACGGCGCACCACCCGATACCGCGCCGCATCCAGCGCATCCACCGCCCCCGCTGTCACAGCGGGCTGTGGCTTGGGCTTGGTGATGTTTCGCGTGCACGCCATCGCAACACAGTCCTTCTTTCCGCATGATGGGCAACCGCCAAAAGCAGTTGCTTGCGGACCGCACTGCCACTGCACGCCAGGAATGGCCTGCGCCTTGTGGCTCACAGTGCGGTCGCTTGGCGCTGCCGGTGTGGCTGCTCCCCTTGCACTTTTCCGCCCAGCATGAAACGCAGTGCCGAGATCCGGCTCAATGTTGTATTCACGGCATCCGCGCATGTACTCATCAAACAGAGCAATTTCATCCGCGTCTGCATGCGGCGATGGTTTTGCCGGTGTGGCTGCTCCCGCAGGCTGGGCTCGCAGCGCTTCGTTCTCTGCGTGCAGGCGGCGCAGTTCGGCGGCAATACGTTTTGCCCCGACGACGCTGGTGTTGTCGTCAAAGCAGGCTGCTAGGCGCAGCGCTTCCGGCAGTTCTGCCGCTCCGGTGTTCGACTTATTCATATAAACCCAATCTGAAGTTGGTCATAGCAAACTCGCCATAAAAGTACGTAGCCATTCGGTCGTATGCCAATGCTGCGCTGATAGGGTCATCAAAAACGCCAGCAAAATACTCACGTCCACAGAGATATGCGCGTGCGGCAAACCTGCCGGTGCGTTCTCGCCTTACTCCGCGAAAGCCTGTTGCAGATGGCCGGATGATGCGGTTGCAGTTGTTTTGCGAATACGATGCCTCCCGTAAATTGGAAATACGGTTGTCGTCGCGAACGCCATTGATGTGATCTAGCAGCACCGGGATACGTCCGTAAAAGTGCGCCCAGGCAACATGACTCGCCTGATACTTGAACCCATCAAACATGACCTGACGGTAGCCTTTTTCGCTAACATTTCCAGCTCGACCACTTTTCTTGTTGCCGGGTTTCCATGTAAGCACTCCGGTATCTGGCTCATAGTGCAAACACCGCTGCACCAGCTCAACAGAAAGAGGTGGCTTACCCATTGCTCTCTCCCTCAGTAGATGGAGCAGGGGGGAGTGGCGGCAGGCACCCATGGGTGATCCCGCGCACGCGCTTGTGGCTCCACACCTCGTGCCAGCCCTCTCCTTCTTCTGCGTTGGGGTGCCCGTCAGGAAGCCAAGTGACGATGACCCGGCCCACTCCAGGCTTCCATGCAATCAGCTCGTCCGCCTCGTCCTCGCTGAAGGTCGAAATATCTCGCCACCCCGCTGCTACTGCAGGCTGTGGGGCGCCCCAGCTTTTTGCCAAGGCCACCAGCTCTGCAGCTTCATTTCCGGTCAGCCGGTGCCAGCATGTGAGCTTGGCTGCGAGCTGGCCGCGAATGTCCCATTCACTTTGCTCCTGCGCTCCCGTTTGGGGCGCGGATGCGAGCAAGTCGCGGACTGCATTGATGATCTGCGCGGCTTTGCTTGGGTACTTCATCGAATGCTCGGTCGTCCATTTGGGCTCTTGAGCGAACGGCGCAAAGGCTCCCCGCAGCGTGGCCAATGCATCAGCTGCCACCGGCTCTTGTCCCGCTACCTGTGCTGCAGGCTGTGGGGCGGCGCGGTGTTCGTGATCGCGGTCAGGGTGCGTGATGGTGGTGATTTCTGTGGGCTGGTCCACCATCAGCATTGCTGCGTCAATCAGTGCGATACCTTGGCACCATGCTGGGCCGTGGCTCGCGCAAAACGACTGTAGTTCCTCGCTGGTTTCTTTCAGCCAGCTATCCAGCATGGAATCGTCGGGGCGCTTTCCTGCGCACAGTAGCTGAACTGCATCGCCCAGGCGCTGCCGCACCGTAGTCGGGTTTTCCCAATCGCCACCACTTGCGCTGGTCGCCACCGGCTCTTGTCCCGCAGCAGGCAGTGACAGGGATGCGCGGCCAGCGTTGAATGCTGCGTGCCATGCCCCGCCGACATCCGGGACGATCTGGCATTTGTCGCAGTCTTTGAGGTACGCCTCCAGTGCCTCGCGCTCAGTATTCGTGTTCTCAGCCATACGGCCTCCTTGGGGTGAAATCAGGTCGCGGCGCATGTGGTTATTGCGCCGGATGCTATGAAGTGAGTAGCGCCGCCTGAATGCGACGGCCTATCCATGTGACGTTCGGAACTGCCCACGAGTTGCCAAGCGCCTTGTAGCGGGGGCCGTCTGGGCATTGGTCGGCGGGCTTGCCGCGCCAGGGGATTGCGGTATATCCGTCGGGAAATCCCATCAAACGCTCACATTCGACGGGAGTCAGGCGGCGCACTTGCATGGCCGGTGTCAGCACGTTGCGCTCTTGAGCGCGGCCGCCGCCGTTTGGTGCGGTCAGCGCATAGGCCACATCGCCGCCAATCTCCAGCGAGCGCCCGTCGGTGCGGCCACGCTCTTGGAACACCACGGCCTGCACCTCTGCTCTGGCCTCCAGGGTGTAGGCATGGTCTGCCTGCACACCTATTCCATCGGGGCCGCTAAGCGGGTTGGTGCGCAGTGCCCCAGCTTGGATGGCGAACGCAATGGCCGGAGCATGCGCCCCAGCCGCCAGCGGATGGCAGGCGTCGCCCGGCTGCGGGTTGCTGCGGTTCGCGGCGCTGGTGATCTGGGTGGTGTCGAACACGATTGCCGGCGGCGGGCTGTTTGCGTCGAGCGAGGCCGTGTAGTTCTCGTAGAACTTACCTGCTTGGTTGCTCGCCGTGTTGTGCAGTTTTGTGGCGTAGGCCACGGGAATCGGCGGGTCTCCACGCCCTGCCCGGACGAAGTTGATGTCCGCCGCGCGCTGCTCAGGTGGCCACTCAATGTCATTCGCTCCGGCGGTCCGCTGCACGATCAGGCTGTCGGCGGTGTCTACATCAGTGCCGGGTGGCCTGTCGCCACCAGTTCGGTTTCCGCCCGCCCGCAGGGTTGGACAGACCTGAACTACGCCCCCGTCACAGTCGAAGTCCGTTCCAAGGCCACCGCCTGCAGTGCTGCGTGCAGGGATGGTGGGAGCTGTTTGCCGCGCTTCTCGGCTCGGCGCAGTATCCCGGCGCACGCCGTCCCACTCAAAAAGAACCTGGGCGGGATCGAACCCTTTTCGAGCACTTGCGACAACGAACACACGGCGGCGTCGTTGGGCCACTCCGAAATATTGGGCGTCCAGGGTCCGCCAAGCGACTGCGCGCCGGGGTCCATACACAGCACCAGCGTTCGACCATTTGCCCCCTGGTGGCTCCAGCGGGCCATCTTCACCGGCAAGCCCGCCCAGAAAGCACCCGAATGCGTTGTCTTTGGTGCTGAGGACGCCGGGGACGTTTTCCCAGAAGACGATGCACTCGTCTTCACCGCGTCCAGTTCGAACATGGTCAATTGCATTTGCGATCTCCACGAATTTGAGAGTGAGGTTTCCCCGTTCATCGGCCAGCGACTCCCGAAGGCCGGCCACGCTGAACGCCTGGCATGGGGTGCCGCCGCAGAACAGGTCCGGGGCTGGCACTTCGCCGACCAGAATGGCGCGCGCGATCTTGGTCATGTCGCCCAGGTTGGGAACGCTGGGGTAGTGGTGCGCCAGTACCGCGCATGGGAAGGGCTCAATTTCAGCCAGCCATGCGGCCTTCCATCCCAGCGGTGCCCAGGCCACGCTTGCGGCTTCAATGCCGCTGCATACTGAACCGAATTGCATTGAGACTCCAGAAACAATCGAGCCCGCTGGGTAGCGGGCTCTGTGGGGTGGGGTGCTGCTTAGGCGATCTGTTCAATCGTCTGGATGTTTTTCAGGTTGATGACTTCGCCCCCGTCGCACTTCACGCGCGCGGTTGCCAGGCGATATGCCTCCTGGTGCTCTCCGTAGGAAAGCTGGCGCAGCTGGAAGTCGTGAGCAACCACCAGCATGCGTATGGCCTCCAGCTCAGAGGCGTGCAGCGCTCCGGGTTTCCATCCTTTGGGGGAATCCTGGCGTGTGCCGATTTCCTCCAGAGCTTGGAGCGCTGCTTGCAGGTCGTTGCGAAACCCCTTCACTACGCCGCCGTCCTCGATGGCCATGCCCACGTTCACCAGGGTGCACAGGCGAAGCCAATCCTTGAAGTTGCCCTTGCCAACTCGGAATGCCTCCACCGCCCGGCGGCTGGGGACGATGTAGTGGTCAATCTCCGGCGCCGTGAGCTTGGTTGCATTCCGAAGAGCGATGTTCACCGGGGACTCTGGTGTGTCAGATAGGAACTTCATCCACTCCGGTTGCTTGCCCTTTGCGGCAAGTCGGCGCAGCTGGCGGTTCACTCCCGCCCCCTGTACTGCAGCTCCTTGCCCTCGTACCGCCCGCGCGTCGTGCTGTTCAGGATTGGGATGGCGCGGTGGTCTTGCAGGGTGATGCGCTCTTTTTCGCGCTGGGCCTCCCACTTGGTCTGTGGGACTGGGTTAGACAGGGCGAAGCCTGCGGGTTTCTTTGGTGTGGTCATGGGCACTCCATGAAAAAGCCCGCGTTTGCGGGCTATTGGGTTAGATGGCACAAGCAACGTGGAGACTTCGCTTTGCATCAAGATATGCGTCGTGTGCTTGCTCTGCTGTTTCGTAGTGACCAAGATGAATACGCTTGCCAGAAATGCGTATCCTTGCCACCCATTTTTTGCATTGCTGGGCATATGAGACGCCAAGCAACCCGGAGGATTTATTGGTTGAAGGCGCTTTCCGAAGGTTCTGGCTGTTCTCTGTACTAGATACGTCCCTCAGGTTCGCCAGGCGGTTGTCATCGCGGATGCCGTTGATGTGGTCAATTTCTCCATGCGGCCAGTTTCCGTACGCTATGAGCCACCCAAGACGATGCGCTAGATAGGACCTCCCTTTAATCATGACGCGCCAATAGCCCTGATCGGTGCGGCTTCCAGCTATCGCCCCGGCTTTACAAGACCTGCTTGGTGATACGCGCCACCGCAAAACGCCAGTGTGCGGGTCGTATTCCAGAAGTCTCAGAACTTCATCAATACCTATCATTGCTGATCCAATAAAAAAGCCACCTCGGCGGGTGGCTTGGGGGTTGGGTTGCTGGGTGGGTCAGGTGATGGTCAGCCGGTCCTTGCGCACGATACGCGCTCCCGCCACTGCCTCGCCTGCCTTGATCGCGGCCTTGATCTTGGTCTTGCTGGGCGTCGGCGGCTTCGGGTCATTGCACAGTGATGCGGGAAACTCTGCATCGGGCTCCAGCTCCACCGATTCATCGCGCTCCAAGTACAGCTTGGCGCTGAACAGGCCCAGGTCGTGTTTCACCTCAGTGATGCCGGTTGCCTTCATGCAGTCGGCCAAGTAGGCTTCAAACCGCTCGAGGCGCTTTTCGCGGGCCTCCACCTTGGCGAGCATGTCCTTGATCATGGCCTTGGCACTGGCAAGCGTTGCTGCCTCCTCTTTGGCATAGGCTACGCAGGCGATGGCCTTGGTCTGGAAAAGCTCGCGGCTCTCGGTGTACGTCTCAATGATCTCGCCCGTTTCCGGGTCAACCTTGTTGACGGACTCGCGCACGGCCTGGGCCGCTTCAAACAATGTGATGTTGGTCATTTCGTCCCCATGAAAGAAGAAGGCCAGCGACTGCGGCAGTGCTGGCCTTGGGTTGTTTGTGTTGTGCTGGGATCAGTAGGGCGCGTCGCCAAAGTCGTCAAATCCGCCTGCTGCTGGGTGGCCAGGTGGTGGCCCGCCGTGGTCGTTGCGCTGACCGTGCGCTGCGCGCGTCTTGAGGGGGCGGTCCGCAAGCGTTGCCATGATCCCGGCCAGTTTTTGCGGCTGCGTCTTGTTGCCAACGATTTCGCTTGCGGTCAGTTCGGTGTCCGCCTGGAATGGGACCATCAGTTCAAGGCGCCATCCGGTTTCCCCGGTCTTCATGCCATCGCGCATCTTTTCGTACTCGGTGTTGCGCATCACCAAACCAATCGGGCGATTGATCAGGTCCGGGAAGGTTTCTGCCTGCACCTTGGTTGTCTGCCGGGTGTCGTAGTCATAGCGATCTACCTGAGCCTGTGCAATTTTCAGATCGCGGCCAGCCGGAAAGCGCAGAACGGCCAGGATGGCTTGCAGGGACTTGAAGCCCATCAGTTGCTTGCCCGTGTTGTCCACGGTCCAGAGGTCAAACCGGGCGGTGCGCTTGGATTCGTCCTCAAAGGTGAATCCAATGCCGTGAGTGCCCTTGTTGGAACTGATCAGCTTTTCGGCGCGTGTGAACTTGCCTTTGTACTTGCCGGTTTCATCGAGATAGGCGCTGATGTTGTCGGCTTCGGCCGCAGTGGCTGCATTGAATTGGTACATGGTTTGTCCTTGGTTTAGACGGTTTCTTGAAGGCCGTAGTAGGAAAAAATGGCCGCATCGACAGCGGCAAGGTCGTTGTCGATCTGGTCTGCCTCAAACAAGCCCATGGGGCTTTTTACGGTGTCGAGGCCGCTGTTTTTTGTGGTGAACAGGTATTGCCCGTTGATCACGGTCGTGCGCAGGACAATGGTCAGCAGACCCTCCAGCGTGATCTTTTCGTCCAAGAGCTTGCCGATGGTCTTGGCCTTCACCCGTCCGTTCTCATCCTCTTGGGTGTGCCCCAGGATGTAGACGCGCTTGTGGTCTGGCAGCTGGCTTGCGGCCATCAGAATCGACCATGCGTTGTGCGCGATTTCGTTGTACTTCGCGAAAGCTGCGTTGCCGGTTTCCTTGTCAAGCACGCGGCGCATGAATTCGTTGGCCAGGATGTACTGGAAGTCGTCCAGCACGATCACATCCCGCCGCGTGCCCTTCATCATCTTGATGATCTGGTCCGCGTTGTCGGAGACGAACACATTGCCGTTTGGCTTGTTCTCTTTATGAAACCAGCCCCAGCCATCAGAGCGGAAGGGGAGCGGCTTTTTCACAGCCTGAATCAGGAGCGTGTGCGCAGGGTCGAGGTTGCGTAGGCTGGTCGTTTTCCCGGTGCCCGACTGGCCCAGTATGAGTGTTGCGATGGACATGGCTTTTCCTTGGAATGCATGGTGGAATTGGTTGGGGTGGTGAGTCAGAACGGCAATACAGCGCGTTCTTCTGGTGTCAGCTGGTCAATGCCGCTGGTGAACGTGAATGTCTCGGGCGCATTGGCTGGCGGCTGGCGTTGAAACGTCTTTGCAGTACCTGCAAGCTGTCTCATTCCCTGGGTAGCATCTCCCTTGAGCACTGCGCGTAGAGCTTCCTGTCGCCCTGGTAGTTGTCGGTTCCGCAGTTTGCTGGGCATGGCGTCCTCACATGTAAAACGGATACAGCACACCGGCGCAAAAGCCGACGACTGCAAAGATTGATAGGGCCACAACAAGCCAGAACAGCAGGCTTGCAGCTGGAGAGAGGTCTATGTCGTTGGGGTCTGGCATGGCGCCTCCTGCTTTTCGCCGCGCATCTCGCGCACGTAGTTGATGTACCGGTTGCCTTCTTCCGGGAATCCTTTGCGGCGCAGCGTGGCCCCGGCGTCTAACAGAGCGTCCTCAAGGAACCAGAGCTTTTCCTGTTCGTTGAGTTGGTTCAGCGGGATCACGGAGCCTCCCGGTAGCAAACCAGCACATCCCCCTGCCACTCGAAGGGCCGCCCTTGGCAAACCTCGCGCGCGGCGAAGTCTCGGGAGTGTTGGGCCTGCTGCAGCTCGGTGGGTTCGGCGGCTGGGTCGGATTCGTGAGCTGCGACTGCTGCCATGCCAAGGCCGATCACCACGGCGATCAGGCTGATGACGTAGTTCATTGAATGTCTCCTTGTTCAAGAGCCTCGGGGTCCAGCTCCGCGCCAATGGCGGCAGCCTCTGCCCTGAGTGCGGCTGCTCGGGCGGCCTCTTCGTTGCGGCGCTTGGCCTCTGCCTGGGCTGCAATGGACAGGGCCAGGGCATTGCGGTGGGCGGTAGTGAAGTGCGGGGCGTTGATCTGATCCATCACCACTCCACCTCCGCGTGCAGCTCGGCCCATGTACGCGCCAGCGTGTCTAGCGCATCGCGGGCTTCGACGTTGCCCTTGTTGGCACACAGCACCAGGGCGCGAAACATCACGCTGTCGTTGTCGCGGTAGTCGAAGGCGTCGCGCAGCCGGTCGTACTGTCCGGCCTTGGCTTGCGCCAGGGTTTCGCGGGCGAGGCGCACTTCCTCGGCTTCCACGCGGGCGGCGTATTGCTGTCGGGCGTCTTCGTGCGCTGCGCACGCCAGCATGTCGATTTCAAAGGCCATGGTGTGCTCCAGAAAAGAAAAAGCCCGCGTGGTGCGGGCTGGGTGAATCAGAACGGGATTCCGTCGTCTGGCTGGTATCGCTGCCAGTGGGGCCGCATCAGCGGGTCGTCGTGCTGCGGGTGCTGGTCCCACAGCTCGCGCCAGCGCCGGACAAGGGCGGGCTCACCGTGGTACATGAACCCATAGCCGTCATAGACACGGGCCTCGCGGTGCGCGCGGCGGTAGAGGGCGCGCGTCCAGCGGAACTTGCGAGCCATGTCCACTCAGTGGAAGTCAACGGCGCCGCTGTCGGCCGCGAACTCGAAGACGGCGCGCCACTCGGCGTATCGCTCATAGAAGTCTTCGCCCATGGCCTTTGCGCGTTCATCGAACTCTGCGAAGTCCTTGGCGAGCTTCGCTGCAACAACGTGGCCGATCACGCCGTCACAGTCCGTAAAGTTGATCAACTCAGAAAACGGGCCTTTGGCCCCTGCCCAGCATTCGGCGCAGTGGCTGGGATATTCCTGCCCGAATTGCTTGTATGTGCCCTGCGAGTAACCAGCCAGCTTTGCAAGGTCGTCGCGCCAGTTGTTGTATCGCCCGTACCCACCAGACCATCCGCCCATGGAATCCGCATAGCTGTAAATGGCACTGTCTTCCAGCCCTTCTTCGCGGCCGGGGAAATCATGGTTCACAACGGCATGGAAGTAGTCGCCGTAAGGCTCCCGCGTCGTTGGGTTGATTGGCTCGCCCGACGCATCGAAAACAGCGTCCAGCTTGGTGAGTTGCTTGTAGGCAGTGACGTCGAGGCCCATGGGTTGCTCCAAGGAAAAAGCCCACGCGGTGGTGGGCTGGTGGGGAAGAAAAAAGCCCGCGATTAGCGGGCTGGGGTTGGTGCTGCCTTGTCGGCGCTTGGTGGTTGTCGGCGTGCTTCTGGGCCATAGGGATGCAGACGAATCGCAGCGTTCACGTAAGCAGCCGCTGCTTCCTCGACCGACTGAAATCTCCCTAGGCGCACCACCTTGCCACTGACGCCAATACGGGCCAGCCAGCGCTTATCCCGCGCGTGCCAACTAACGCCCTTATGGCCAGATGTGTTGTCTCGCTGCTTCAGCCTGTTGTGCTGGTTTTCCGAGTCAGTCGCTTCCCGCAAGTTGGTAATTCGGTTGTCATCTCTGACCCGGTTGATGTGATCCACGTTTTTCTTTGGCCAGACTCCATTCATCCAAAGCCATGCCAAGCGGTGTGCTCTGTGCGGCCGACCTTCGATCACTATTATTCGATACCCTTTGTGATTGATGTTGCCTGCCACATTGCCAGCTCGGACCTTTTTCCCAATGGCTACCTTCCAGGTAAATTCGCCAGTCGCTGGGTCGTAGTTCAGTAGCTCTCGCAGCCGTTCGAAAGTAAGTTCTGTTTGGTTCATGGTGGCTTTTGGCACTTGGAGCCCGACTGGCGGGGCAAACCCCTGCGCATGGCAGGAGGGGAG